TCACTCGTCGTAAGTTGTATGGTCTGGTTGACCACCCAATTTCCCCTGAGATGTGGCGATTTGATGTGATTCGCGGTGCTCGGAAAGCATTAAACACGCTTTTCGAACACTTTGATCCAACGAACATTCGACCGCGGCACGGACCTGGAGCAGTTGCTACTAAGCAGCGACTCTGGGATAAGTTCCTTTGGTCAAACGTTTCTAGTCGTATCACAGATTTGTATCCTTTTGACGCCTATTTTTGCGCGTCATCCGGGCACGTCTGCGATTCCTATAATAGCTTTTCAGCTATTACAGATCAGAGTCTACCGGCACGGGTTTTACTCGTACCGAAGGACTCTCGCGGCCCTAGACTTATTTCTTGCGAACCCGTTGATTTTCAATGGGTCCAGCAAGGCTTAGGTCGGGCTATTGTGGAGCATGTAGAGAATCATTGGATTACCAAATTCAATGTTTTCTTTACAGACCAAGGGCCAAACCAGAGAGGGGCATTATTAGGCTCCTCAACGGAATGGTACTCTACTTTGGACCTCAAAGAGGCTTCTGATAGAGTTCACCTAGCGCTCGTTCGTCTCATCTTCCCGGACGGGATTATTCCCTACCTCGAAGCTTGTCGATCGATGTCTACTAAGTTGCCAAACGGGCAAGAATTAACGCTCAGAAAGTTCGCGCCAATGGGGTCAGCTTTATGCTTTCCCATTATGGCGTTAACAATTTGGGCTATCTTGACCGCTGCATCACCGGACGTGGAAACCCGTGAGGGAATCCTCGTATATGGTGACGATGTCATTGTACCAACGGCTTACGCCGAGAGCGCAATGGCCATACTCGAACTATTCGGTTTAAAAATAAACCGTAGTAAGAGTTGCACCCGCGGGTCCTTTAAGGAATCCTGCGGCGTTGACGCCTTTAAGGGCGTTAACGTTACACCTGTCCGTTTAAGGACTGTGTGGGATGAGTCATCTCGTCCTGATGTCTATGCCAGTTGGATTAGCTATGCTAATTCATTTTGGGATAGGCAAGACTATGCAACCTACGATTATATCGTAGAGAGGCTACATGCCGTTTACGGCAGTATCCCCGACAGTACTATGGACCTTTCTCCGATTAAGGAGAATCAGCCCGTACCCTGTCTTCGCAGCGTCTCTGCTGAATATAGACCTAAGCGCCGTAGATGGAATAAGCACCTTCAAAAAGTGCAATATTACGTCAGGGGCGTTAAGTCTCCTTCAGTGTTTCATGACATTACTGGCTGGTCTATGCTCCTCAGATATTTTTCTGAGGGTGCACAAACTAGTCTTGGCGTCAATGAATCACATTCAGACGGTCGCGAATGGAATAATTCCATTCTACTTCCGTTTTCAGTCAATCGGTATACGAAACGTGGCACCAGCATGCTGGTGCACCGTTGGCGATGAG